TTATAATTCCATAAGTCCTTTATAAAGTCCCCTTGCTTTTTAAACAAAGGGACATTTTAATTATTATATTATTCAGGTACAGTATCAGTACCGGTTTGAATAACATTTAGTTCTTGTTGATATTGTTCTCTTGGAGAAACAATTTTATCATCGTTAGATATTTCATCATTACCTTTAATATCATCATAATCCGTAGGAATTGCATCATTATTTTTAGCAACTTCTAAGAATGTTGATCTTGGAATTAATCCATTTTGATACCATTCAGTAATTAATCTCATCCAATCGCTACCTCTTGGTGTAGCATTAAAGTCAGATGATAGATTAAATCTTATATCTTGTTCGCCGATATTAGTGTCATATCTCCAATTAATCATTTCTTTAATTATTTTTTTCATGCTTTCTGATATTTTAGCATTTAAACTTGCCAAAGCAGCATTTTGTGAAGCATTTCTTAAACTTAAAGCAACGCCAGATGAATCGGAATTACTGGGCTCTAGGCTTAACATTTTAACACCTATTCTTGTTAATTCATCATAACCACCTAATATAGCAGCTTCCATATCTTTTAAAGCATTAGTAGGTGTTTGAAGTGTTTCAACAGTGTCATCTTTATTAACAAATAACCAAGTACCTAATCCTTGTTTAACAAGTTCAGATTTTTCGGATTCTGTTAATGAATCAGATTTAACAACAGGTGTATAAGTTGCACTTAAATATAATAAGTGGTTTCTTCTTGAAATTTTATTATATAAAGCAATTTCTCTATTAACAATAACAGTCATTAAAGGATCAACTGTATCAATTGAACCATTTAAAGGGTAAAAAGGAATTATATTTAATCTTTCACCGTTTTTAAATAAATTGCTATTTGTTGATGATAAAACCCAATCATCTGATAATTGATCAAATGCATAATCAACTCCACCATCAATAAATGAAGGCGTATCAGAGGTTGCTCTATAAAATGTGTCAATAACATATAAACCATCTTCATCTAATCTATGTACTTGTACAGTATCTAAATATTTAGGATGATATGGACTATTTTGATCATATTGAGTTGTAAAGTATCTAGTAATTATTTGATCTAACTTTACTTGACCTTTATAGTTTACTGAAGTAGACCAATTAACAATATTTTCAGCTGTGTGTAATATTGGGTATGGTTTAACTTCTTTTCTTTCTTCAGGTGATAAATTTTCTAAATCAACAATTGGAAAGTCTATTTGAATAAATGCACGGCTTGTTTGTAACTCTTCCCACAAAGCAGCAGACAAAAATGATATTAAATTTGATTTATCTGAACCAATATCTTCTAATATCCATTGTTTAGCTCCCTCCGGAGCCCCTTTGAGCTCTAGCATTGGTTGTTTTCTTAATAAACCACCAATTATCATTTTACAAAATTCACTAGATACACCAGGTACCTCAGCTTCAGCTTTATAAAAATCATATTGAGCTTGAGTCATTGTTGGGTTAAACGGTAATAATAAATTATCGCTTGAAGGTACAGTATCAAAGTCTTTTGTATAACTTGGACCTTGAATAACTGCTCTGTTTCGTTTCCATTCATTTACTTGACTTAGGTATTCATCATTAGGATACCCAGGTCCTCTTGCAGCTGTCGATGATTTAACTATCGAGCTGTTTTTATATGTAATTGACATTATGTGTTTTTTTCCTTAAACATTAAGATGAACCAAAACATTTGGCTCGGGATTAATAAAATAATTTTTGATTTGGCCGATCCAAGATCAAAAGAAATTGGTGTTCGTCAAAGTGCGATTGGCCACCCTAGTCTAGGCCAAAAAGGGGATCTAGCCCCCTATCCCAGCCGCCCATACGCCCCGCAAGCTCAATCAGTCCAGACAATTCTATAGCAATTGAAAACGCTACAGTCGTACAGCCACGCCTACCTTGGTAAATATAGTTTTTACTGGGCTTTGGGCTTTAAAATTGAAAAAGCTCGGACCGAATGAATTGTTATCGGACCACAAAAATTTATATAAGCCTTAAACACCAATGGTTTAGTGCCATTTGATTACGGCTACCATTGATTAACTTTATTATATTATATTGATTGTTTAGTTACAAACTAAAACGACCACGCCCTATCACGGATAACTTGTGGTTTGTGTTTACCTATTGGATATAGAAACTCACTTATATATCTTATACCATCAGAAAAGTGTTCAACACCTTTTGATTTGTCTATAATTGCATTGTCCATACCAGTAGTAAAACCTGCCTTCCAAGTGGTTGTCTCAATTGAGGCAATTGTCCTTGGAGTTGTTTGCTTATTAAAGTATAACCTGCTGTTACCATTGGCATCTTTTAATAAAGCATTTACACTATTAACACTGTCTATTATAGGTGGTTGCTTTGACCTAGCTAACACCTTAAAGCCAGCATTTCTTAAAATACTAAAATCTGTTGTACCAGTAGCAGCCGAGGTTTTCATTGCCCTACCGGAAGCATCTGGGTAACATGTTATATCTCTATTCTTATATCTACCTTTTATAGATCTAATTAATTGATATGTATCAGCATTACCATAAAACTCGTCCATGGCATGCAATTGGTTACCACGGTGGCACCATACAGTTGAAGCCATTATCTTAACATTAAAGTCAATGCTTATATGTATTGGCTCACCTGGTTCAATTGGTAATAAATTTTCTGTTACATTAACATTACGGTTAAAGTTGTAAAATACACTATCTCCTGTATTATTAAATGTAGCACAATATTCTTGGTTAAAGCTTTTTTCATCCATAGTGGATCTTGCAAGGTCTAACTCTTCTTTCATATCTGGTCGTACAGACTCAGCAGTAAACTGCCAAGACTTCCATAAGCCAGTTTTATCTTCTTGACCCCTTACCCATAACTTATAAAAGTCATTGGTAATACCTTTGGGTGTACTTATTACAAATACTTTAGCCTTTCTTTGTGGATCTGATGTCATAGGTAATATAACTTCAGTAAAGGCATTTTGTTTAATATAAGCAAACTCATCAAGTACAATAAATGTAGGTGATGGAGATATACCTCTTAAAGCATCTGGTCTATCAAAACCTTTTAAAGTAATTTTTGAACCATTAATAAATCTAATTTCTAAATCTATTTCTCTTGGAAAACCTACCATATGATCTCTATGAACTAGGCTCTTTAATGTTGTCCAAATACTTTCTCTTATCATTGATACAGTTGGACCAATAATTATAGCTCTTCTTCCAGGCTCTTCTAAACAATGTTGATATGCAGCAACACAAGCTAAGTAAGATTTACCTACCCTACGTCCACTTGCCATTACCTTAAACCTAGCAGGATCAATTAAAACTTCCTGTTGAAAGTCGAAAAGCTCTATTTTATGATCCATATATTTTATATTTGTTGATCTAAAACTGTTTGTCTTAATCTTATAGCCCTTGGACCAACTTGGTTTGCCCAATTACTATCCATCATTTCAACAGCAGCTTCAATCCATTGTTCATCATTAATTGCAGTTATAAACTTTATAAATTTATTTAACCTTGGAGCACCTAAATTAAAACACATATTAACAAGAACCACTTGAATATTATCAGGCTTATTAATTAAGTCTGGGAATACCTTTTGTGTTTCCTTAATAAATGTTTGTACATCTTTTAGAAATACTTCATTTACTCTTTCTTCACTTACTTTAGTTCCAATAGGCCAGTTATATTCTTTATCAGCCGTTGTAATTAAATGACCAATACCAAAAGTGGCATAGCCTAAGTGATCTGTATAAACTTCATATTTTACACCTTCATCAATTTTTAATTGTTCTTTTAATTGTTCTATTAATTTATTATTCATTATTTATCTCTATATTATTAAATTTATTTTCTTCAAATTTTATTTTGTATTTTGGTAAGCCTTTTAAGTGATCTTTTCTTACCCTAACATTTAACATGATATTTACGCACCTAGGGGAATGTAATCTACATAATTGTAAAAGAAGCTCAAAAAGTTTAGTAGTTGCTTTAGACTTAGAAGTCCAAACAATTTCTTTATGGCTTACCAACTTATCTTTGATAGTATTACTACCAAAATAAGAAGCTAATGCAGATCCAGATTTACCTGTAAACCCAATGTAATATGAACCATCAGTATAGTACGTAACGTATACCTTATATACTTTCTCAGTAAGTTTAGGTTTCATTTACTGGCCTTTGGATTATTATTTCTGCTTCACTATCTTTTAACTCTATAACGGGTTTAACCTGTGGGTCGCTTTTTTGCACTATGGTGAGTACCGGAACATTGTTCAATTGCATATTAGCCTGACCAACAGGTTGTTTTGTATAAGAATACTCAATTAACTTTTCAGCTATTCGTACCCTTAAATTTTGGGACCTAAAGTCATCTTTGCCTTTAAGTTTAGATAGTTCCTTGACTAATATGTCAATAGGATCTATATTTAATTTTTTTAATTTTTCTATACTTGATTTATCTATGCTACTTTTTGCAACAGTAGACTTTGGAGGTCTACCGGCACCAGGTCTTGCTCCACCTTTTCCAGCCATAAATTTATCCTATATATACTTAATTTAATTGACACATAATACCGAAGTCGGCACTGTGTACTGTAAGGTATAGAATTTGATTTGATTATTGAAAATGCCCTAGAATAAGGGTCTTATTATATATTTATATATCTATATATATATTATCTATATACTATTGGTCTACTTAGAGTTCAATAGATCCTATAGTATATAGATGGGCTTATTTTTTTTTTTTTGTTTTCTGTAAGACATAGAATTTGAATTAGCCTTATATGCCTATGCTTCTTGTTCTCTTTTTTTCTTGGCTTTATAAAGGTTAATTCTACCTTCCTTTTCTTTTCTAATCCTTA